GGCTTTGTAAATCCATCTGGCCAGTTCCTCGACCGCAAGCAAGCGCTTGAATGGGTCGAGCAGAATGAACAGAGCGTCCGTCCGTCAGACAATATGAACGGTGAACTTGATGCGCTGGATTATCGTGAGCAGGTTCCAGAGCGGGCGCGGAAATCCGGTAAAAAGAATACTGAAAAGCTCGACAAGTTGATCGACAGCGGTGATGTGGCGACCGCAGCCGACGCAGAAGCGGGCCAGTGGGGCGCGAACAACAAGCTTGTTTCGCGTGACCGCGCCGACGAAATCCGCAAGAAGCTCCGCGCCAAGCTCCAAGGCCAGATTAATTCCGGCATCGATCCCGAAATTCTGGCGCTCGGCACTGAACTTGCTGCATTCCACATCGAAGCCGGTGCGCGCCGTTTTGCTGATTTCGCACGTGCGGTCGCATCCGACATGGAAACCAGCATTGAAAAGGTTCGCCCATTCCTGCGCGCATGGTATAACGGCGCTCGCGACATGATGGAGGACTCCGGGCTCGATATTTCGGGAACCGATGACGCCGCTGCCGTTAAAGCCGCGCTCGCAACACTCAAGGACACGCCCGATGGAAGCCTTTCAGAACTGGAAACGCCAAGCGGAACTGCACTGGAAGCAGTTTCAGCCGAACCGGTACGCGGAACTGAAGAAGGCGGGAATGCTGGAAACCGCGTTGACCGCAGCGGCGGAACAGACGGCGCTGGAAATGAACCAGTTGACGGAAAGCGGGTTCCAGCCAGACGAGGCGTTTCAGATGGTGAGGGAGCAGTATCTGTTCCCACCAGAGGAAAACAGCGGTCGGACAGCTCCCGAAATGGGGCAGACCTCTTTGACACATCAGATGATCGACGCAGCCCGGAAGGGCAAAAGGACAATGGACCTGTAAGCGCAAAGCTGCTTGCGGATAATGTTGACCCGAAGAAACGGGTCACGCCTGACGATTCCGCAGCAACGCCTGCGCATAACCGCGCCGACAATTTCGCCATAACCGATGAGGATGCCATAGGCGAGGGCGGCGCGAAGACGAAATACCGAAACAACGTCTCGGCCATCCGTCTGTTACGCCAGCTTGAGCAGGAAGGCCGTCAGGCAAGTCATGCCGAGCAGAAGATACTTGCCAAGTGGGTAGGCTGGGGCGGATTACAGCAAGCATTTGTGCGCCCAGACGGTTCATTTGCCAAAGGTTGGGGAAACGAAGCGCAGGAATTGAAGGGCTTGCTTTCGCCCGAAGAATATCGCGGCGCGGAATCCTCAACCCGTAATGCCCACTATACCTCCCCGGAAATTGTGAAGGCGATCTGGTCAGTTGCGCAGCGCCTCGGCTTCCGTGGCGGTCGGGTGCTTGAGCCGTCAATCGGCTCAGGTAATTTCCTCGGACTTGCACCAGGCGCATTGAAGGGCAGGGCGCAGTTTACCGGCGCGGAACTGGACCCAATCACGGGCGGTATTGCCAAGCAGCTCTACCCGGCTGCGAATATCAAGGCCCCGCTCGGATTTCAGGATTTGCAAATTCCCGACAATTATTTCGAACTGGCTATCGGCAATCCGCCATTCGGTAGCGAGCGTCTTTATGACCCGAAGCGCAAAGATGCCGCCCGCTTCTCCATCCATAACTATTTCTTCGCGAAATCGGTGGACACGCTGAAACCCGGTGGCGTGTTGGCAATGGTCATCACCAACTCTTTCCTTGATACATCGAACACAGCGGCGCGTGCATACATCGCTGATCGTGCGCGCCTCGTGGGTGCGATCCGGCTTCCAAACAATGCGTTTCTTGCCAACGCAGGAACGGAGGTTACCACCGATATCGTCATCTTGCAGAAATATGCCGACGATACGCCCGCAGCGGAGAAAGACCGTGCTTGGGTGAATGTCGGCACGATCCGCGACAAGGAAGGCCGCGAAACGCCGCTCAATGAATATTTTGTGCAGCACCCGGAAATGATGCTTGGTGATTTCGGGCGCTACGGCACGATGTACGGGCCAGAACAGCCCGCGCTTGTTTCGCGCAAGGGCGACGATCTGCCAGCTTTGCTGAAAAAGAGCATCGATGCGCTTCCCGCAGATATTTTGCCGTCGCGGGTGGCTGAAGAAGTCACCGACAATGCAGTGCAGCGGGACCTTGATCCGGTGGCCGTGCCAGTCGGTTCGCTTATGATTGGTCCGGACGGCAATATCGAAATGCGCGTTCCGGACTTCTTAAACGATACTCGCACGCGCGTCCGTGACGATATCACAGGGAAGGATAAAGAACGCCTCACCGGCATGGTCAAACTGCGCGATACGTTCACGAAGCTGCGCCGGGCCCAGATCGACGAACGTTCCAGCGATAGTGATATCGAAAGCCTGCGTGCTGAACTGAACAGCGAATATGATGCGTTCGTCAAGGATTTCGGCCCGCTCAATTCGGATACGAACCGCCGCGCATTCCAGGACGATCCTACTTGGCCACAGGTTTCCGCGCTCGAAACGGACTTTGACAAGGGCCTGTCGAAGACGATGGCCGCGAAGACAGGTGAGAAGGCACGGCCTGCATCGGCCAAAAAAGCGCCAATTTTTACAAAACGCACGCAGGAACCATACCGACGCCCGGATAGCGCTGCCACGGCCAAGGATGCGCTGGCAATTGTTCTTGGCGATGTGGGCTATGTCGATATGCCCCGCATTATGGAACTGTATGGCAAGCCGGAGGCCGATATCGTCAAGGAATTGGGCGACCGGATATACCAGTCCCCAGACGGCTCATATGAAACGGCAGACCTCTATCTTTCAGGGAACGTAAAGCAGAAGCTCGCGCGCGCCGAAGAAGCTGCCAGCGAAAACCCTGTCTATAATCGGAACGTGCAAGCACTCCGAGATATCATTCCGGCGGATATCGAGCCTGTAGATATCGACGTGAAGGCTGGTGCACCATGGGTTCCGGCGAAGCACGTTGCAGATTTCGTCAACGAGACGCTGGAAATCAGCGATGCGAATGCAATCTATGCTCCGGGCACAGCACGTTGGGAAATTACGACGCGCCGAGCGTCAGACGTTGCCAGCGTGAAATGGGGCACGCCTGACGTTTCGGCAAAACAGGTTATGGAAGCGGCACTTAACGCCAGGACGATCACGGTAAGCCACAAAACCCGTGACGGCCAGACGATTATAGATGAAGGCGCGACCGAAGCCGCCAACCAGAAGGTTGAAGCCCTCAAAAACGAGTGGAAACGCTGGATTTGGGACGAGGAGGGACGCCGCAACGAACTCTCCCGCCTCTATAACGATATCTATAACACCCACGTCGATACTGTTTATGACGGCTCGCATCTAACTTTGCCTGGCAAGGTCAGTGACGACATTATCGAACTTCGCCCGCATCAGAAGTCGTTTGTTTGGCGCGTGCTGCAATCCCCGACGACTCTAGCCGATCACACTGTCGGCGCCGGCAAAACGTTCGCCGCAATCGCGGCCGTCATGGAGTTGCGCCGCACGGGGCAGGCAAAAAAGCCGATGCTGGTTGTCCCGAACCATCTTGTTCAACAGTGGGCCGCAGATTTCATCAAGCTCTATCCGGGTGCCAATATTCTTGCGGCGACGAAAAAGGATTTTGAGTCCGCAAACCGAAAGCGCTTTTTCGCTCGGGTGGCAGCAGGAGACTATGATGCCGTCATCGTCGCACATTCGTCATTCGGGTTGATCGGCGTCGATCCTGTCTATGAAGCCGAGTTCATCCGCATGCAGGTCGATGACCTCGAAGAGTCAATTCGCTCGCTTGAGGAGGCAGACGGCAAAAGTTCGCGCAGCGTAAAACAGATGGCAAAGCAACGCGATGCGCTCGAAGAACGCATGGAAAAGCTGCTCGACGTGGGTGGCAAAGATGCTGGCATGACATTTGAGGAAATGGGCGTCGATGGGCTCATTGTCGACGAAGCTCATGAGTTCAAAAATCTCGGCTTCGCTACATCGCTCACTCGTGTTGCTGGCCTTGGCAATAAGACTGGATCGAAGAAGGCGGCAGACCTCTTCATGAAAATCCAGAGCGTGTTGAAGCGCACTGGCGGGCGGAATGTCTCTTTCCTTACCGGCACACCGATATCGAACACGATGGCCGAGCTATATACGATGCAGCGTTATCTCGCCTATGACGCGCTCAAGGCGCAGGGCGTGCAGCATTTCGATGCCTGGGCGCGCGTGTTCGGTGAAATCGTCACCGAGTATGAATTGTCCGCAGCCGGGAAATACAAACTCACCACGCGTTTCTCTCGCTTCACCAATATGCCGGAACTGGTCACGCAGTATCGCGCGTTCGCGGATACGATCACGAACGACGATATCAAGCGCCAACTGGCCGAGCAGGGCAAAACCTTGCCTCTGCCGCGCGTGAAGGGTGGCAAGCCTGAAAACAATATCGTGCAGCCAACGGAATATCAGCTCGATTATATCGGTCAGCCCACCGTCGATCAGAACGGCAATGAGCTGTATCCGGAAGGCTCGATTGTCTGGCGTTCGGAAAATATGCCGAAGAAGGCCGAAAAAGGCGCGGACAACATGCTGAAAATCACGTCCGATGCCCGCAAGGCGGCGCTGGATATGCGGCTCATTGATCCGAATATTCCAGACGTTCCCGGCACGAAGATTTACAAAGCAGCCGAGAACATCAAGCGCGTTTATGACCGTTGGCATAATCAGAAGGGAACGCAGCTTGTTTTCATCGATCTTTCCACGCCGAAAAAGGCGGTAGCAAAGGCACGAGCTGAATTTCAGCAATTGCAAGCCAAAGCCGACGCAGGCGACGAGGCAGCGCAGGCCAAGCTCGATAATATCACCTTGGATGAAATCGCGGCATTGGAATCCGCGTTCTCAGTCTATGACGATTTGAAGGCAAAGCTTGTTGCGGGCGGCATTCCGGAACGCGAGATTGCATTCATCCACGACGCCAATACCGATCTGCAGAAAGCCGAGCTTTTTGGTAAGGTTCGTTCTGGTGCAGTCCGAATCCTCTTGGGCTCCACGCCGAAGATGGGTGCAGGCACAAACGTTCAAAACCGGCTTGTTGCTCTCCATCATCTGGATGCGCCATGGCGTCCGAGCGATCTGGAACAGCGCGAGGGCCGCATTATCCGGCAGGGCAATGAACTTTATGCCACCGATCCGGAAGGCTTCGAGGTTGAAATCCATCGCTATGGCACGGAACGGACGCTCGATGCCAAACAGTGGCAGACAATTGAGCAGAAGGCCCGGTTCATCGGTCAGTTCCGCGCTGGCAATATCAAGGATCGCGTGGTCGAAGATATCGGAGGTGAGGCAGCGAACGCGGCGGAAATGAAAGCTGCAGCGTCCGGTAATCCCATGATCCTTGAGGAAATGGAACTGCGCCGGAAAATCAAGCGCCTCGACAATGAAAAGCGGGAGCATGATCGTTCGCAGCATTCCACAAGCCGCCAGATTGCCGCCATGGAGCGGCAGAAAGCGGATATCGAGGAGGCGTCCGACACTGTGAAGGCCGACGCAGATGCTGCGGCGAAATTCATGGCCGGGGAGTTTTCCGCCACCATCAACGGCAAGGCCATGGAGAAGCCAACCGATATCGGCACAGAAATTCTCGACCTTGCGCGCGACATGGCTAAGTCCGGTGCAAAAAGCCGCGCACTTGGTTCTATTGGGCCGTTCAAGCTATCGCTCCAGCATAGCATCTCTGATTCCTTCACCGTTTCAGTGAAAGGTGCTCAGGAATACGGCGTTGATCTCGACAATGTGCTTAATCTGACTCCGGTTGGCACGGCGATGCGGGTCATGAACCTGATCCGGAACCTACCAGATCGTCCGGCGCTCGAAGCCGAGCGGCTTGCAACGATAGACAAGACGCTGCCGCGTCTGCGTGAGCAGTTGAGCACGTGGGATAAATCGGCGGAACTGGACGAGACGCGCCAGCAACACGATAATATCATGTCCATCCTGCGTCCGGTGAAAAAGCCTGCACCGACCGTTAACGTCGAAAAGTCAGGAGAACCGGTCAAGGCGTCGGTGGCCGATCAGAAACCAGTTGCACGGCTGACCGGCGAAGAAGTTTTGAAGGACTTCAAGGGTGGCGATGATATGCCTGCCCTGCGCCGAGAAGCGCAGGCGTGGTATGATAAAAATCTTGTGAAGCCGAAAAATACCGTCACCATGCAGGATGGAACGGTCGTTGGCTTCAATGGTCGAGGCAAACGCGAAACTACTTTCGGGCGGAAGGGAGATATTCTCCTTCGAGCTGTTCCGGCAATACCGGCTATCATCGAGAACGGCGAGATTGTTCACCGTGAGGTAGGCGACGAACGCCATTCACACGTGCTGGAACGCGTCATCATCGCCGCACCAATCGAACTCGCTGGCAAAATCCATCGCCTCGCAGTCGCCGTGAACCGGACCCGCGACGGCGATTGGCACTATGACCTCAACACTGATAACCGCTTTGTGGGGAAGGATAGTTACGCGGGACGCCCAAGCGATCTGGGTCTTGGAGAACGAGGGGCAGAGCCCTTGCCATCTGCATTGGAAGGCGCGTCCCGCTCCATTAATATATTCGAATGGGTGCCGGATGGCAATGGACCGGCGGAATCAGCCGAATTGCGGGCTGCACTTGCTCGGGGCCCGCTCGGCGAAACAGTCTCCACACTGCTCGATAACGGTACAATTCAGTTGCAGGAATTTGCCGATGATGGGGTGCAGGGATGGACTGGCCCAGATGGAACAATCATTCTGAACGCTGGCCTTGCACCCGAAAGAGCAAATGCAGTTCTTCTTCATGAAGCATTCCATTCCGGTGCGCGAAAGCTAATTGGCACGGCTGCGTGGAATAAGCTCCTCGATGATCTGGGACAAATTCACCGCCAGTTTGTGCGCTCCACCGGCAAGGCTCGTACGTTCTTCGACAAGGCTCGAAACCGCGTACAGCATGCGGAACGTACCATGGACGCTATGTCTGATACGCTCCGGGCCGAAGAACTCGGCGCGTATGCGATTGAGGAATACGAGAACGCGCCGCGCTCGATCCAGATGTGGGCCGACAAGATGGTCGGAACAGTGAAGGCATGGGCATTGAAGCGGTTCGGCAAGCAGATCGGTCGTGTGACCCCTGCGCAGCTCCGTGCTCTCGCCGTTGCAGCGCTGCGGGATACTGCTGTTTCTGACAGCACCCCACCAACTCCAGGCCGTTCCAAGCGTTTTTCTATAGCCGATGATAGCTTTTCGACAATGAGCCGCGTCAACGTCAAAGACGCTGCCGAAGCTGTGCGCGGTCGCCTCACAGATTGGACCCCGAAGGCGCTCGCCCTCGTGCCATTGAATTATTTCACAGAGCTTGCCCAGAAGGGGCAGGAAGCTGTTGGAACGTACCTGACGGTGAAGCGTCAGCTCGATGCCTATGTTCGTGGCAATCGACACGCGGAAGCCGATCAGGTTGTGAAGCAATGGCGCAAGTACAATCGGCTCGGCAAAGAGAAATCGTCAGCTCTGGCCGATGTGATGCACCAGTCAACAATAGCGCAGTATGATCCATCGGTTGAAAACAAGGCCAGTGACCGTGCTGTTAACGCCGCCTTGCAGAGCGCATATGATGCGTTGCCCGATGCAGGCAAGCAGCTTTATCAGACGGTTCGCGACAGTTATGCCGCGCAGACGCAGGAACTGGACGGTATTATTCTCGACAATCTGAAAAAGGTCTTTCAGATCGCGCAAACGAAGGCCGAGCGAAAGTACCGCAAGGAGCTCGAGCGTATTTCGCGCCAGCAGATGGACCCGGCAGCGCGTAAGCAGGCACAACAGGACGCCGCAGAGGTTTACGAGGCTACCGCAACAAAAGCGAAATGGTCGATGAAAGCCCGGCTCACGAAAATGCGCCAGGCGCTCGAAACGAGCCGGATGGAAGGCCCTTACTTCCCGCTGGCGCGTTTCGGCGATTATTTCGTCACCGTAAAAGATATAACCGGCGAAGTGCTGCATTTTTCCATGCACGAGCGCAGCTCCGAACGTGACAAGATCGCCGCGGACATGCGAAAGCAGTTTCCGAATGGCGAAGTCATTGTTGGCATCAAGTCGAACAGCAACGAGCTGCAACGCGCCATGGACCCGCGCATCATCGCCGATATTCAGGCGATTATCGGCCAATCGAACATAGACAGCGATATCGGCGCGCAGATGCTCGACCAGATTTGGCAGCGCTATTTGCAGTCAATGCCCGATATGTCGGTGCGCAAGCGTCAGATTCACCGCAAGAACGTCGCCGGGTTCCACGGTGATGCGCTGCGAGCTTATGCATCACATATGTTCCACTCCGCGCACCAGATGGGCCGGTTGAAGTATGGTGTCGAGCTCAACGATCTGGTGGAGCGCGCCTCCGAAGAAACCAGTGAAGCGCCGAACCCGACAAAAGCGGGAATGCTCGCGAATGAGCTTCGCAAGCGCCATCAGTGGGTGATGAGCCCGACAGGCTCACAGTTTGCGCAGAACATCACCAGTGCAGCCTTTGTATGGTATCTGGCTGGCTCGCCTGCAGCCGCCGCAGTTAACCTCGCACAGACGCCAATGATGGGTATTCCAATCCTCGGCGCAAAGTTTGGCTCTGCGAAAACAGTCAGTGCGCTTCTGCGCGCTTCTGCCGATATGTTCCGGGGTAAGGGCAGCGTAAGCCGGTCGAACCTGACCGCAGATGAAAAAGCGGCGCTCGACCAGTTCTATGAAACCGGGTTGATCGACAGAACGCAGTCCCATGATTTGGCCGGTGTGGGCGAAACTGGCGTGGATTATTCGCCTTGGCGCGCGGCTGTCATGGCGAAGCTCTCTTATTTCTTCCACAAATCGGAAGTCATCAACCGCGAAGTGACGGCACTCGCTGCATATCGTCTGGCGCGCAATAGTGGGATGCGGCAAGAGCGTGCAATCGAGTCAGCGCATGATCTGACTTGGAAAGTTCATTTCGACTATTCCAACAGCAGCCGTGCACGCGTTCTGCAGAGCGATTTCGCAAAGGTAGCTCTCGTGTTCCGCTCGTACCAGATGAACATGATCTACCGTATAGTGCGAGACGCGCAGCAAGCTTTCAAGGGAGAAAGCAAGCAGGTTCGCCGTGAGGCGCTATACCAGCTCACCGGAGCGCTCGGCATGATGGCACTCACATCAGGCGTGACTGGCATATTCGGTTTCAATGCAGCGATGATCGCATTGGGCATGCTTTTCGGCGACGATGACGATCCGTTCGAATTTGAAACCAAGGTGAAGAAAACGATTGTCGATATCTTCGGCAAGGACCTCGGCGGCATAATTTTGAACGGGCCAGTCGGTCACCTGACCGGCGTTGATCTTACGAGCCGCATCGGTATGGCCGATATCTGGTTCCGTTCGCCAAACCGCGATTTGGATGGTCAGCAAGAATACCAGTACTGGATCATGAGCCAGCTCGGCGCTGGCGTCAGCATGGGTTCTCAGTTCTGGCAAGGGGGTCAGCAACTCGCAAAGGGCGAGTACTGGCGAGCAACTGAAACAGTGCTTCCGAAATTCCTACGCGATCCCATGAAGGCTTTCCGGTATTACAACGAAGGTGTTCGTAGCGCTCGTGGTGATGATATCGTGCCAGAGGACCAGATCCACGCATTGGACGCGGCACGGCAGGGCATTGGTTTCACGCCGGCCAAAGTGACGGAAGCGTGGGAGCGCAACAGCACTCTGAAAAATGCTGAGAAGCGCCTCAATGACCGTCGGCGACAGTTGATGAATGAGTATGCCATCGCTGTCGAGCAACGCGATCCGGATGCGCGCCGTGCAGTTATCAAGCGCATTCAGGATTTCAATGCCTCGCCATATAACAGAGCTATCCAGATCAGCGGCGAATCCCTGCAACGCTCTCTCAAAACCCGGCGCCGTAATTCGCAGCTTCGTGAAGATGGAGCGCTCATTACCAATCGGGAACTCGGCGTGCAGTTGAGGAAAGGGCTACCGGAGCGCATCAATTGAGGAATGACCACTACTGGTAGTTACTTTTCGCTTTTGCGTTACAATAATTGCCGATATATAGTGTCTTGCGATTGCGCATGACGTGCAGCCTTTTCCACCAGTTAGGGCGAGCACCCAATGTCTGCGCAATCCACCTCTTTTGCTTTCCAAGCGTGTCATGCTGTTACCGCCCAATGGGAAGGCGGATGGTCAGACCATCCAGCCGATCCGGGCGGCAAAACGATGTATGGCATTACGGAAAAGGTTTGGCTGGCCTGGAACAAGGCCAAGGGAATTTTGAAGCCCAAGCCCGTTCGCCAGATCACGCGCGCCGAAGCCGAAGAAATTTATTATCACGACTATTGGCTCGCTGCGCGTTGCAACACGCTCGCGCCTGGCGTCGATATGTTCACGTATGACTCTTCAGTAAATTCGGGGGTGTCGCGGGGACGAAAATGGCTTCTCGCCTCGATAGGCGGCACCGATGTCGAAACCATCAAGAAGATGGCGGCAAAACGAACATCTTTCCTGCGCGCCCTCACCAGCTTTGCGGTGTTTGGCAAAGGCTGGATAAATCGCGTGACGGACGTGGAAGCGCGGTCGGTCAAGCGCAGTTTGGCGGAATCAAAAGTTTCGGCGAGCACGGCAACTATTGCACTCAGGGGCGAGTCCGAAAACGCTTCTGCGAAAGCAGTCTCGGCCACGCGGAATGCTCAAGCCACTGCCGGTGGAACCTTTGCAGGCGGCGGGGCTACCACGGTGAGCGCCGATCAAGCCGATTTGATTGCAAACTGGGTACTCGGCGGGCTGCTCGCTGCTGGCGCTATCGTCCTGGCATATTTCATCATCCGCTCGGTCGTTCAGAAATCGCGTGCCAAATCCTTTGAGGAGCAAGCCGCATGAGCACTTCGATCATCGACGTTCTCAAGCAATCCGCAATCCGCACCGGCTCGAATGTCGTGAAGGATATAATTTCCGCGCAGCTCGGCCCTACAATTGGAGGATTGGCAGGTTCTGTCATCGACACGGTTGCCGGTCAGCTTGGCGTCACGCCCGACGAAATACCTTCTTGCCCGCAAGATCAGATCGATCAGGCTGTTTCGGGCGCGAATAGCGATCCAGATATATTGAAGCTTTACGTCGAAGCGCATCGTCTCACAACCGATCTGTTCAAAGCGGAGATGGCAAAGGGCGGGGAAGCATGGTGGACGTGGGCATGGCGCCCGTTCTGGATGTGGTTGCTGGCGTTTCTGTGGGTGTGGAATGGCATTGTCGTGAACGTCGTCAACGGCGTCCTCGGTACCGGTATTGTTTCAATGCCGTGGGAAGCGCTTGGTGCAATCACTGCAACGTACACGGCAATGTACCTTGGTGGCCATACAGCCAAGGATTTAGCTCAGAAAAGATGGGGTAAATGATGGACTGGGGCGAATGGGCTCACCGTGTTCCTCTCGCCAAATGGTCGATCATCCTAGCCTTTTCGGTGATAGGAGCGATCATGCAACGAGATATGACATGGGTAGGCCGGGCCATCACATTCATTGTTGGCATAGCGATTGCTGTTGTCTTTGAAGAACCGGTGCGATCCCTGCTGAATCTGGATGGCTCATACGCTGCCGCTGTTTCCGCCGTTCTTGCCCTGACCGGACGTAACTTTGTGGCTTATGCCCTGCGAGCGAGCAAAGACCCAACCGCTGCGCTTGGCGAAATTCTTGATCTTTGGCGCAAGCGTTGAAAGAGGACGGCGACAAATCGTTAATGATATCAATACCTTAGTTCCATAAACTATATTATCTGATTGAAAGGCCCCGACATGAGAAACCTTCTGGCAATGTTTTTCGCTGGCTTGTTCTTCCTGACCGCAGCTATCCTCATCTGTTTTCTGGGACGAGAAATCGCCTGGTATTTCGTGGTTGTATCGCTGATCGCAGGCGGTTTCAGCCAATTCGCGTTTCAGGACATGGCCCGGCGTTCCCAGATCGCCAGCCTGATTGCGGCATACATCGCTATTCTGTCGCTTATTGGTGGCTTTATCGCTGCTACGCAAGGATTGTGACAAGCACTATCGCCAGATGGATATTTTCTCCGTCTGGTTCATTCTCTAAAGCCATTGCTGTGCCTAAATGACAGGTAAAACCGTTTATTGGTTATCCTGTTCGTCGCCGCTGTGTCTCTGCGACGTTGAATCCCGTGATTTTTCCTAAGAAGTCGAACTGTATATTATGTATGGACTCTAAGGCTGGCGTTTTTTTGACACCGGAAACACGTCCGGAAACAGAGCTCTTGAGCCATTTTTTCCACTCGACGCTGACAATGTGATATGTGTTCGGCAGATTAAGAGTGCGTTGCCGCTCCGGTTGCTCAATCAGGATCAGGCCAATTTCCTTCGCCCGCCGGTACGCGTTGCGAACGGTCGTCGTGCCCACCCCCGCCCTATCCCCGATTTCTTTCGCAGAGCACTCACAGCGGCCATATTTGCGCCAATCCTCTGCGATGATGAATAGCGCTGCTAGTTCCCCATCCGTGAACTGGTCGCGAATACTTTTCGGGAACAGCGATGATCGGGCGAACTGGCGCGCCCTCGCCTTGCGCTTCGGATCGCGTTTGCCGCGAGCCGCTCTGATCCTCCCCCCCCGGTCAGAAAAAGAACGTGGGGTAACTCCCCTACCCTGTCGGATGGATTCTCGCCTATGAAAATCCTGCAGCTTGCGCGAAATGCGATCCAGCAAATCGAGCAGTTCAGCTTCTTCGCCTGCCGCCGTCTGACACAAATCAGTAGCCAGTTTATAAACTGCCGCGATCTGTTCAAGCGTCGTCGCGCGCGCAAAAAGCTCATGCGCACGGGCGTATGCTGTTTGTATCGAAAAATCGTAGTTTCTTATCGACACAGGATTATTCCTCTCCAAAAAAGGCATAAAAATCCCGTGGCGCGAAAGCGCGATTAAGCTTGCAAATTGCGTGCTAAGAGCATAGTGTCGGCGTGACTTTGGGTGCGCCCGATATTTCGGTACGCTACCAACACTAACTCAACCGGCCTTCGTGCCGGTTTTTTTATGCCTGCATGTTTTTCTCCACCAGTTAGAGAATGCTTCAATGCATCGTCGTGCAGACTCTGCCGAATGTATTCGACATTGATATCTACTATGGACGATAGGTTTTGGCGAGAAAGAAGTAAAGCTGGCCCGAAATTAACAGTCTGGCGTCAAATCAGTCGCAATATGGTACAATTCTATCGATTATCGTAGACGTTTGAGCCACATTAAACGAGTTCATACGGTCAAGCGCACCCGTTCGCCGGATCGACGCTCAAACTATTGACACTGATTCGCGGAAGTGTAATTCTGCAATCGCTACATCGACAGAAATGGGCTTCCGACAGAAATGTTTGGGGGCCTTTTTCTTTCCCGATTAATCTCCCGTTTTTCCCGATTCCGATCTGCGGAAAGACTCGTAGAGCCCTTCCAGATTGTTCGATATCCACTCTCCAAATGCCTTGCCATTCGGGTTGGCAAATTCCATTGAGAGTGTTTTCCCTTTAGCCTTCGCAATGACACGCGCAGATTGATCCGTAGGCGTCCACTGCCTGGCTGAAACTGCTTTGGCTGGCTTTCGTTTGCTGGTCCCTATGGACGCGAGGAGAAATGCCAATCTCTGGTCGCTATCCGATTCAACAAAATTGGTGCTTTCGATCAGGGTAAGAGCTGCGGCGCGGTTTTTGTCGTCGCGCAGGAGCTGGGCGAGTTTGTACCACGTGTCGCGCCCGTAGTTCGGGGCCGCGCCAATGGCGCGAACTATTTCTTCTGGAATGTCATTTGCAACAGAGAGAAGCTTAGAGGCATTCGTTTTGTCGATTGAAAGGGATGCCATAACGACTTCTCTGTCGTATCCGCTCGCAATAAGGTTTCGAGCGAACATCGCTTTTTCGATGAACGATAGGTTGGCACGTGCGCTGTTTTCCTGCCCTTGCGCAATAACATGGTCGCGGTTGGTCAATTCCTTGACCACGGCACGAACGGATCGCTGCAACGCTTTTGCTGCGCGCAATCGCCGGTGGCCAAATACGACCATATAGCGCCCTTCCCTTTCGGGATGCGGACGAACTAGAATGGGGGAGTCCTGCCCCCTCTCCCGTATGGCGTCAACCAATTCAGAAAAGGCATCCGGATTATCGCTAAGCCGATCATTGATGAATGAAACGTCGATCAGTTTCGGATCAATCTCTACGACCGCCAATCCCTCCAGCAGACGAGCTTCGAGCTGCTTTGCAGCATCAGCGCGTTCAGCCAGATCATCAATCGACTTCGTGATGGCCCCAAAAGCGCCCCGCGAACGATTGCGTTCCATCGCAGGTGAAAGCTTGTCGCCGGTGGTCGAAACATCCGAGTTGCCGCCCGTCAACTTTCGTTCTGTAATGGAGGAAAGGAGATTTTTTCGCGACATTACCGCCCCCATGCTCGATGAATGAGAGTTATGATTTCGTCGTTGACGCGGTGCAGTGCTTCCATCGCGCGGTCGTAGGTAGAGCGCGTAAACTGCGAACGCTCGATCTCGTACAGCGTTTGCTTGGTTATGCCAGCGTCGGATATGGCCGTGCTCTTGAGCATTTCGTTGACCAAAACGTGCTGCTTGAAGATGGAGCGCATGAACGCAACCATCTGGCTCTGCGGGCCGTCAGTCGGTTCGTATCGCGTGACGAGATATCTAAGCCAGTCCAAACGCATATTGGCCCCTGCCCGCTTCAAGGTTCCCATGACCTCGCCCAGCATCAGAAGAAACTGACACATGGACATAACGTCGAGCATCTGGGGGTGAACAGTTATGAGAATGCCGGTCGACGAAGATAGCGCGGTCAGCGTCAAATAACCAAGCTGCGGTGGGCAATCGATAATCACCACATCATATTGGTCAGCTACGTCGCTTAACGCCTCATCGAGACGCCCAAAGAACATGCGCCCGATGGCTCCGTCTTTCTGTGCCAGGACAAGCGGAGTGTCATACTCGAACTCTTGAAGCTCGAGATTCGCCGGTACGATATCGAGCCCCGGAAAATTGGTTGGCCGCACAAGAGATGATAAAGGCTTGCGTTCTTCATCATAGCGCAGCGCTTCATACAGAGACTCGTTGCGATCAATTTCCGGCTGAAACCCATGGAGTGCTGAAAGCGAAGCCTGCGGGTCAAGATCAATAGCAAGTACACGATGCCCGGTAAGTGCAAGGTGTTGTGCCAGATGTGCGGCAGACGTTGTTTTCGCGCTTCCGCCCTTGAAGTTGACAACAGAGATAACTTGCAGATGGTCATCACCCCGGCGGTGAGGAACGTATTTCCCCGGCGTGCGGCTGTTCTTGTCGAGGAACTGTCGCAAATCCAAAAGCTGCTGCGCAGTGTAAGAACGTCGCCCTGATGACGTGACAAGCGGTGCAGGCCCCTTCCCTTCCAAAGAAAGGTTTTTCAGGTATCCTGCCGTGACGCCGAGATATTGTGCTGCCTCGGCCAACTGGAAGGGGCGTAAGGATTTCTGTGCATCGGGCGGAAACATTTCAAGCCGATGCTCATGCAGCATTTCCGATAGCTCGTTGGCCTGCTGTGTAATGAGCAGATCGACTTCGGAGATTGCGTCAGTGATGCTTCCTGCAACATTCATCGGTATTTTCCACACATGCGATTTTTTTGCCATGTAGGCCGTATAAACGCATGTAGCGCCGATTCTCGGTAAGCTGCAAGGATTATTGAGTTAATGAAAAGTTAACGGGCGTTCTGCAGCACAAAGTTGACGGCCGTCAACTCTTGCTCCCCTGCTCCCCAATACGTGGGTTTTCCAATACCTGTTTCGAGGTCGCTCCCATTCCTTCACCATCCGCAAACTGGACGTAGCAAAGCTTATCGGTCCAGTTGGGGAAATATGCCTCGCACGGCTGGTTGTGTCGAATGTGGCCGGGGCGATGGTAAATGAACGGCAGAGCGTTCATGGCAAAGGGTCCTCACTAAATGTCATTGAAACAGTAATGCGAGCTGCGGTTAATCGCCAGCCGCGATCATGGAGCCGCTGAATTTTGGTTGAAACGTCGAGCAGCGGCGTTTTTGCTCCGACGCATCGGCGCCATGCCTCCATCGGAGTTTCTCCGAATGTGCCTGGTGCTCGATCACGGTATATGAGGTCACTGTTTCTCCGGTCCCACGGATGGAGAGGCGGAAGGATGACGTAACCGTCAATTGTCAGTTCTTGTTCGCTCATGACTTTCTCTGTTCCGCCAACGTTATACTGGCTATGCGCTCCCGATATCGTTTTGTCGCTAATGCATAGCGCTGCATCTTCATTCGATCCTGCCAACACTGGCAACCGCCATTTGTGTGCTGCCCTTCCGCCGCGAGAATTATGCAGTGAGCGTTACCGCAACTGCCTATGACGGAAAGCTGCTCGTTCAGATCGGCCTCGGCGTCCTGCAGTAAGGCTACGATATCAGTCATTGCATTCACTTTCCCGCACTGCGGCGCGGCCTTCAAGGCGATCCATGCGCGCAATGAGTTTGTCGATTTTTGCTTCTAAGCGTTCGGCGGTTGTTTGTGTGCCGCCTTTCCTCGGTTTGATCGCGGATTCGTCCTTCCAGCAGTTCCGAACTGCCTCACGGTACCTCCGACGCAGTTCCTCGCGTTCTTCGGCACTCATTTCACCGCTCTGTGCATCGGGCTTAGGCTGGTCGCTCATTGCTTTCCTCCCGTTACGGCGCGGGCGTCTTTCAACGCATCCCAAATCCCGGCATCGGCGGGGATGCTGAGCACGTGGGCCAGAGCGAGAGCGTTGGCGTGTAATGTCAGACGTTCCAGCGCCTTTTCAGCAGCCGCGAGCTTGGCTTCGAGGGCTTCGGCGCGGTCGCAAATCTTTTGCTGAACACGTAAACCCCTGTACCATTCTTCCGTCAGGCTTTTGTTTTCATCCTCCAACTCCTTAACCCGCGCAGTCAGCGCCGCGTTGTCGGTTTCGGCTTTCTCGGCGCGTTGGTGGTTTCTAACCATCGCAGCTACAGCTACTTCCGCACGGTTCCGTTCCGCCGCAATGATGGCCTCGGCCTGTGGCCGGGTGACGAGTTCGCGCACAAGGACGCCGTCTTTGCGGTATCGGTCTGGAAAGCCCGTTGGAAGCCATTCTTGCGTCTGATCATGCCAGTAATGATGTTCAACCGTCTCCAACCCTTCGACCGGCGCGGGGTCCGGCATATCACCCGCAATATCTGGATTGCGTTTGCGAGCCATTCCGGCCCGATAAAGCTCATCCTCTACAGAGGCAGGCGCGGGGCGGGTGTTCCAAGCCCCTGACTTGCCGTCGATAGACGCGCCACAGTCAACGCAACGTACATATGGCTCATTGCCGTTGTATTCTTGCGAGGCTTCCCCTTCGCAAAACGGGCAGGGCTTCAGTTCACTCTCCATGGCGGTCGCCTCCGATACTGATCCCATATTGCGATGCGATGGCCTTGGCCCACCCCGGCAGGATTTCGCTCTTGTGGTTGTCCCGATGCTCGATAAACCATTGACCGATAAGGCTCTCGTAAATCTCAGCAGCCTTGGGCTTGCTCGGGTTCTCGATCAGATCCCGGAAGTTCTCCTCTACCCAACCCCATTCGTAGCAATCGCGTATCGTCTCAAGCTGCTCGAAATGTTTGCGAACAAGTGCGTAAGGCTTAGCCATGACGGTCGCCTCCTGATGGGTGGGTGGCTCGCCTACGGCATAGATCATGGAATGCGTAGCCGAGTACGAAGCCCGATAGCCAAATGAGCATGTCGAATATCATCGGCTTGCCTCCATCATTCGTTCGGCGATTATTTCGTGAGCCGCGGCAAATATTGATGTGACGGTCGGGAATGAGCGAGTGCCGTAGTAGTTTCCCTTTTCAGGATCAAAGGTGTTGAAGTGTTGGAACACGATGCATTCGAGCGCACTCCATGCGTCTTCTTCATCCCATTCAGGTTCCTCATAGCCCGACATGCCGCCTACCATGATTGTGCCTTTGCGCGGGTGCACCGGGGCGCGCACAACAACGGTATGTCCGGCCCGCGTCAGATAAACGATTTCAGCACCACAATTGCCGCAACCAATCCAGCCGTTACGCGCCTCATAAGACGGGTGACAGCGTGACCGTTCCCAGTGTTTGCGGTCGCCGATAAATGTGTGGTGGTAGTTTTCGTAACGAGCTGCGCGGAATTGCTGTCGATCTTCGCCGAGCAAAGGCAGCAGGAGCGCAGCGCGCTTGGACAGCTTTTTTAGAGTGCGAAGATTCATAGAGCCCTCTCCATCGGATATTCGCGTACCATCAGGTCGGCGGGGATTTCTGCCTTGCGGCTCATTTGCTTCATGAAGAAAGCTCGACCGAGTGCCCAGGATTTGCGCTGGAGCCCGCGAAACCAGTCTGGGTTTGCGTGCCTGGCCTTGTGCGCGCCTTGGTCCGTTTCGCCGCCGACAATGATCCAGTCAGGCGCGTAGTCGTCGAGTAGCACCGGGCCGAGCAGGGGTTCAAAGCTCCCGAACGTGAAAACTGGCTCCCACGACTTTTTCACCTCCCAAAGCTTGATGCGGTCGCGGTCGTATTCGTCCTGTGTCACCATTGTTGCGCCAATGGCGACGTTACGGGGCAGGCATGGATTCCCTCGTGCTGGGTCGGTCATTTTCATGACATTGCCGATGCGCTTGGTAAGCAAGAGCCAGATGAGGCTTGGTGTGCGCTCGATTAGAGCAAATAGATCAGCGCGCCACCCATCATCAACTTCGTTGTCGAACACGTCAGCGAGTGAGGCACAGAATACGAATGGGCGCGTCCCGCTAGCGGCTGCGGCGCGATCCCACACGAGCGGCTTGCGCCAGTTCGCTTCACTAGTGCGCTGGCGATCCTCGCCCGCACCCCAGTGCACGCGGCCCATGCGGTGCGACATGAGGTTTTCAGCGTAACAGCCGTCACAGGCCGGCGAAACCTTCGTGCAGCCGATCCATGGATTGAAAGTGTGGTTCGTCCACTCGATCTTGCTATTCTCAGCCATGGCGGTCGCCCTCCGAAGCAGGTGCAGAGGGGAGAGCGGAGGTAACGTTGATCTGCTGGTCGTAAACCGGTACTGCACAGACCAATACTTCGCCTTGTTCACTGAGTTTCTGAACGTCATGCACGTAAAGCTGATGCGGCAGTAGATATTTGATAGGGACGAGTCCCGAATTGCCACGGACCGAGACTAGGATTAACGCACTGTGGTCAATTCCAGAGAAACAAACGCTGTCTCCAAAAAAGGTCGGGATGGTTCCTTTTACGCTTGGCCTGTCAGCGTCCGCCAATTTACCGGAGTCGGCAATATGGTCCTGCACCATGTTTCGGGCGTCCGAAGAATGGTCCGGGGAGGATTGGGCGCGGATGGCGGCGGCTGCGGCTACTCGACCGTTATGGAAGCCGCTCTCGCAGTCTCGGCATTCTGCAAGTGCTAACTGATGATCGAATAAAGGACTGTTGCCTTCTGCGGCGCGCGCCGCTTCCTCCATGATAGCTGGCATGACCGCCGTGAGCGTATCGACGATGCGTTCTCGCATGGTGCGCTCGTCTCGAATATCGCGTACCCGTGCGGACTCGTGCGCGATGGCTAAAATGTTCTCAGGGATATTAAGCATTGGATTTTTCCTTTGCCGCCTTCTCCGCGCGCAATTCGTCTGGATGGCGGATCGTGCCGTCCTGTGCCCGATATGTGAGGTTGCCCTGGTCGAAGGTGAACGTGCCGTCGATCATCAGTTCTTGGCCTTCGCGCATGAAGCGATCAATATGCACGGGTTGGGCGGCGAGGAAGGAAACCAAGTGTCCGGCAATCTCGGTCGCCGGTTCGCCTGCGCCGAATCCAACAGCATCGGCAACCTCTGCGATTTTCTGAATGGTTTCCTCAGCGGTCGGCTGGCGTTTCACTACAACGATGGCGTTCGGATGATCTATTGTCGCTTTGAGGATTTCGTCTGCCGTCGCGTCATCGGGAATAGTGACGACAGCAGGGGAGGCGGCAGCAATGCCGGCTTTCCAATAATGCCAGCCAGCGTTGATAACCTCGTCCTGATAGCCATCATCGCAACGCACAAGTGCCTCGACACGGACCTCGATTTCATGAAAGCCGCTTTCCTTCATGCGCTCGATAACGGCGCGTTCGAATTGATTGCGGCTGTTCTCCAGAATGTCGTGGTTCATTTCGCTTTTCTCCAAGGTCGCAGGGGAGAGCCGTTTCGGCCAATGCGTATCACCGCGCTGGCGTTTTGTTTCGACGGCGAGGTCATAGCACTTGCGTGCATCGTCGGCGGGATCGTACTCGGTCATCAGTTCGCCCAGGAATGACGGATGAAACGCGGAGCTCCGTCGCTGTCGATATCAAAGCGGAAAGAAACGCCGGGGAGAGACTGGCCGATACAAATGGTCGGTTTGGGATCGGATTTAAGAGCGTCAGCGAAACACTCGCTTTCGATTAACTCTCCAAATGAGCCGAACGCGTCCCAGTCATTTTGAACATAGAAATTGTTCGCTAAAGCCGGAAAGAGGCTATCAGTGCAATAGTTCCCGGCTGCATCTGCCGAAACCGTAAATGTCCCATAGTCCTCGTAAGGCCAGAAGACGACAATGTCGCCTGGCGCCAATGGGATATTGAACGTGAAATCGCCTTCGGTGATAAAGTTGTCGTCTCCGTCGCGTGCCGAAAGAACAAAACTTCCATCGTCTGTGCGCCGGATAAACTCATCGGGGCTATCCAAGGGCCTCGGCGAAATCTCGTCTGCAAATTCTTCCGGTAGCCAAACGCGTTTGTGGTCGACCGTGCTCATGCGTATGCCCTCACGCTGGAGACTTTCAAAAATTCACTGAAAGAAATATCGCCACAGTCAGATACTTCGCGAAACACGTCATACCGGGCGGCAGCACGGGACTTGGCCGTGACAATCTTCGACCATTTCCAGTAAGACACGACAAAAATCTTGTTGTCAGGCAACCGTTTCAGATGATCCGCCAGCGCATGGCGACCTAGTTCGGTAACGGCGAAAAACGCCATGTCGCCATTTTGTCCGGCTTTTTTCCAATGCAGCGACTTGGAAAATTCCTTCGCGAGATTGCTGTCCGCGCCGATGGCGAAGTAGTTCCGGTATGTTTCCTTGAGCGGGAATGTTGGACGCCCCAAGGCATGGTCGATCAGATCAATCGATTTGTCTTTGAGGTAGCGATTGACCTTCGGATTATCGTTGATGTTCATTCCTCTTCACCGGCCTTTTCATCTAAATGTTCTGAGAATGCCAAGGTCACTTCTGCGAGCCATCTCCCAACTCCTTTTGGGAAAAGCCAGAGCAGGACGAATACGGTCCAAATCACGCCTGCGGTCATGTTGCCTCCGCAATCTGGTCGATGTTCTGGAAAATTGGTGTGAAGGTATAAGCGGCAACCCACGGGTTAGCCTCCCAAGCATCGTCGCCGTTGATGTGCATCCAAAGTTTTTGGAACGGCGTAATTGCCGATGTGTGGCAAAGTCCGGATAAGTCGTAATCGAAACCGCGAATGACATGGCAAGCGTCACGAACCCTCACCACGCCTTCTGCTATTGCGTCATCCTCGCTGATATCCTGTAAGCGCTGGACTCGAACGTGTGTAACGATCTGGGTAATGCGCGAGGCCCAACGCGGCATGTGGATGGAGGGGCGAAGGCGTGCGTGCTTACTCCAATCAATATTTGGATGACAGGCGCGCAATTGCTCAACACCTGATAGATGCAAGCGAACATCGGCCGCATCGGCCGCGTAAACTGCCCGCTCATAATCACCATCGTCTGTCAGGTAGTGTGCCTCGCGGACCCAAAGGCGGTCGCCAACAGCATTTGTTCTCGGCCAGCGATAAGGACGATCATTTTCATCAAAAGCGGTGACAACACCGTCTTCGACAAACGCTGGCGGTTCGTCACACCATGCATCCAGCACCCGCCGCGTTTGTGTTTTGCGACCGTCAAGGATGGCGCGGATCATCGGCGCGCTAAAAAGGATAGGGCGGTCTTTCATTTCGGACCTCCGAAATAAACGTAACCGTAGCCCTTTGCGCCGCCGATACGGTGGCCACTTTCGCGAAGGCGATAAATTGCGCGCCTGATGGTGAGAATGTTCACGCTAAGAGCTCGCGCCATATCTTTGCCGAGCTGTCTATCTTTCTGCGCAAACAGTTCCAGTATCGCATTATCGCGCTGGCACCGTTCGGCGGTCCTGACGCGATGACGCTCGCGCAGTCCGCGCAATTTGGCTTCCATATTCATTGAAATGTCACCTCCACGATGCCAGAAATTCTATTTTTGAAATTATATCGTATATATGATAATGGTCAATATCGTATATACGAAATAGGGTGATGCTTGACACATTCCAACCAGTGCGCTTTGTCTCCCCGCATGGGTCGAAAAAAAGAATTTCCCGTTCGGATCGTCTTGCCGTTGTCAGAAGAAATGCTGGCGAACGTGGATTCCGTGCGTCAGGATGGCGAGGACCGGCTATCGCTGATCCGGGGAGCCATCGAACGGGAAGTTAATCGTCGCTCCCGATCCATGAAGGGGCAGGGGGAGACTGACGGATAAGTCAGCCGTACCCTGTCACCTCCATAATGGCTGCGCCTGCGGCGAGACGGCGCGCAATCATTGCTGTGACTTCGGTCAGATCGTCATTGGTGAGACAAAAATCTTGCTCCGGGGCATCGGGACGGCGAACCAAGAGAGTAATTTTCGCGCCTGGCTTAAAGAAGCCGAGTATTTCCGACATGCGGTCCGCAACCGCTTCACTGGTATTCTTGATCCGGTCAGCATCAGACATTGGCGTTATCGCTTTCCAGAATTGAGGCAGGGTCCGTCTGTGCAGCGGCATTCAAAACGACAAGCGTTTGGGCTTCTGCGGGAGTTGCCACTTCGAAAACTGGCTGCGTAGCTTCATCCTCGATCTGCACTTCAAGTTTATGCAGCTTAAACAGTCCTCCGAGTGACCAGTCGCAGGGCTTGCCGTCAGGTTCTTTTCGGGAAGGCCCGGCGCCGGTGAAGCGCCCGACGCATGCAAATCCAACGTATTTTTCTACGGCATCAAAGTCTTCGCCGGCTCCAGCGCATATGAACGACTGCGCAGATTGCACAGTTGCGCACATCGGGCATTTGAACGCGAAATGGTCCCGCGTAACTCCCTGTGCCTTTAAACGGGAGTGAAATTCAGAAAGGGTGATGGTTTCGATATTGCTCACGGTAAAGCTCCGTTTCTAAACTGGGCACTCGTCATCGTCCGGTGCATCTGGTTCGGGCAGCGCGTAGATGCTGGCGGGTTTGTAGGGGCGGTTCATTTGCATCGCCGTCTGTTCGGTGGTCAGCGTGTAGGAGAAGATCGACGCGCCGCCGTAGAAGTGTGTTACCCAACCCGTAATGATGGGCTCTTTCGCCTCTGGCTGATTGTCTGGCCAAGCCAAAGACGGAATATCGATGCGGAGCATTTTCGCGCCGAACCGTTCTTCTTCGCGAGCCCGGCCTGCGTGGCGCCGGTGGCCGAAAACCTCAACGACAGCCCATTCAAAGTCGTCATCGATCATGGTTGCTTCGTCGTTATTCTCTGCAATGTCTGTCATCAGGGTTTTACTCCAACCATTTTCTTGATTGTTTTGACGTCTTTGCCTCGCACTCGATGCGAACGGATGATGGTGGCACTTTCGCATTCCCAAGAATGCAGGCCGATGGCGTCAGGATCAGGAACGAGTGCGGATTCCGGCAGAACTTCATAGACGCGCCCCCGCCCACTGGGGTGCAGGCACGCAAATTCGTATGCCGCCAGATATTCTGTGGTGACGTAGACCCGATCAGTGCGGCACACGCCACGAGCGCCGAAATCGTCGGTCGTTGCCGCTCGCGTAATGGACGGCGGCAAGATTTTCTGTCCGATTTGAAGGCCACTTGGGCCTCCGTGATAATAGCGAACGGGCGCGGTCATGATTGGGCCTCATCGCCGTCTGCGCGTATCTCGATCAGCTCATTCGGAGTGCAGTCGAGCGCAGCGCAGAGCTTTCCAATAAGTTCTAAGCGGACGGTTTTGCGCCGGTTGCGCGTGACCATTGAAAAATGGTTGATGGAGAGGCCGACAGTTTTGGCCAGATCGGAAAGTAGGATTCCTCGATCTGCCGCAATGGCCTTAATTCTCAATACGGTTGCCATGGGAAATCCTATTCGAGCGGGTTCAAGATCGACTGGGGAATAAGGGGATTTTTGAAGGCCAGCGTTATTGAGAAACCGGGCCGGATTTCGTGGGCCCGGTCTAACTCGAAGCGAGCCAACGGCAGTTGCTCGGTTTCGGTGCTGCGCACCAGTACGGCATGCGTGACGGTGACGATCTTCCGGCCGTCATTGGCCGGGAACCGGTTCGCCTGGAGGCGCGGGCTGCGGTCCGACTTCACTTCTACCGGGGATCGTTCGTAGCCAACCCAGTCAGTTGGGCTGACTTCTTTGGTCAAACTGGTCATAAGAGCCAATTCGAACCAATGCGGTGAGGCGTCGACAGGAGAATTATTCGTGGTCATCCTATACGGGCTCCCGAGTACCCATGGTTGTAGATTTCGATGATTGCTTTCGACAGCGCGGAACTAGCGGAACCTTTTGACAGCTTCCGAATGGCTTCCGCTCCGGTAATCATGGGG